GTATGGAGGCGATATTTTAACTACTCCATTAAAACTGAACATAATTTTCTATCTTCCAATACCAAAATCAGTTTCCAAAAAAAGGCGTCGTGAAATGAATCTGGGGCTTATTTCAGCAATGCACAAGCCAGATATTGATAATCTATGCAAATTTTACCTCGATTCGATGAACGGGGTTATATTCAAGGACGATTCGCAAGTAGTCTTCTTATCAGCCCAAAAGAAATATTCCGACAATCCACATGTATTGATAAGCATCACGCCTCTTACAGAAATGGAGATCAAGGAACATGACGAACTAATGAAGGAAAGTGAGAACGCAACCATAAAGGCTTGGGACGATGATTGTTATTAGCGAGGTAGTGGACGATGAAGAATTCTGGGAAGTTACATTGTCTGAACATGAACTGCACTTCCTAAGTAAAAACCTTAGCTATCACCAAAAAGCAATGGTAGGCGGAAGGATTATTAACGTAGGCATTCGGGTTGACTCGCCCGAGAATCGCCCAAACTATGAGGAAATGGAATGAAAAAGAAAGAAAGTAAGAAAAAGATTTATGCATACAAGGAAGACTCATTGCGTTCTGGTACAGATGGTTCATATGTAACACATGAAAAGAAAGTGGACGTAGTCAAAGTGCCAAATGAAAACGCCCGTAGTACTGCAACCAAAATGCCTAAGAAGAATGGAAGGTAAACCATGAGGAAACTAGTCAAGCCCAAGATCAAAAAGGTAATGCACGAATGGAAGGCTGGCAAGCTTCATTCGGGCTCAAAGAAAGGCCCCGTGGTAACCAATCCTAAGCAAGCAATAGCAATAGCCCTAAACGAAAGCAAGCAAACTAAGAAAGGAGACAAACATGCAACCTAACGAAACCAAACCAACCCCGCCAGCTGATCTTAGCCTTAAGTTTATGGCGTGGGATATCAAGCAGTTAAGCAAAACCTTAGTTGAGGTAGTTACTGCAATCAAGGACCTAACTACAGCAATCAAGACTAACCCTCCCAAGCCTGTAGCTAAGTCCATTCCACCTGATGAGGTACCATTCTAATGGTATTCCAGCGACGCGGGAAGGGACGTTCCAAGAAGTGGCCAGTTGACAATCCTGTAGATGGTTGCAACAACATAAAGGCCAAGCGCAAGTTTAAACCTATCAGGGAGAAAAACAACGGCATCCTTGGTACTACAGAACTTGTGCTTGACGGTCGCCAGATAAGGGAATTAAGCAAAATCCACTGCACATTCCAAGAAATTGCCCGCGTCATGGGCTGTTCAATCAGCGTCATAAAACAACAATACATGGACGAAGTGGAGGCTGGGCGTGAACAAGGCAAAGCCTCGCTCCGTCATGCCCAATACAAGCGGGCTATGGAAGGCAACCCAACCATGTTAATTTGGCTTGGGAAGCACTTGCTTGGCCAACGTGATGAAATACGATTGTCAACTGTAGAGCCTGAAGCTAGGGAATTCCTGCGTAGGCTGGAAGAAATGGCTCCAGCTGGACTTGATCAACATACAGCTGATGTTAAGCTCGAGATCGATGGAGAAACCAAATTACTGGACAATTTACCATGACAGACATGTTCTCTCCCAAGCAGTTAGCTTCCCTCAAGGAAAGTACAGCAAGAATCAACATTTGGGAGGGCGCTGTTCGTTCTGGTAAGACTTACATATCCCTCTGGCGATTCCTTAAAGAACTAATGGAAGGCCCAGCTGGGGAATACTGCATCATAACAAGAACCTATGACACATTCAAGAGAAACGTATTGCCAACCCTAACAAGAATGATTGGGGCAGACGCTTGCTATTATTCTGGCAAGCGTGAACTAAATATCTGGGGAAAGACAATTTTCGTTGTGGGGGCGGATGATTCCACTGCAGAATCCAAAATTCGTGGACCTACCTTCAGCGGGGCTTACGTTGACGAAGGTTCGATCATCCCCGAATCAGTTTTTAAGATGCTTATTAGTCGTTGCGCTATGCAGGGCGCCCGTATTTTCGTAACAACCAACCCAGACAGCCCATATCATTGGCTAAAGAGAGACTACCTTGAAAACAATGAAGACGTCAAGAGCTGGCAATTTAAGCTCGAAGACAATCCTAAGCTTACGCGAGAAGAAATGGCCTACTTGCGAAGGCAATACAAAGGCTTGTGGTACCAACGATTCATCGAAGGCTTGTGGGTTATGGCTGAGGGAGCCGTCTTTGATACTTTTGATCTCAGTCTGCATACTATTCCTTTTGGGCCTAGCAATCCTCAGTACACTATTGTTGGGGTAGACTATGGAACAAATAATGCAACGGCCTTCACTTCCGTAAGTGTCAATTTAAGTAAATTCCCAAACGTATGGGTGGATGATATTTACTACTATGATTCAAAAGCCCATCAGCGACAAAAGACAGACAACGAATATGCAGCTGACTTGAAGAAATTCATTCAAGGCAAGCCTGTAAGGGCAATTTATGTGGACCCATCAGCTGCAAGTTTCAAGCTCGAATGTGCAAGGCAAGACATATCAAAAGTTTATGATGCAGAAAATGAGGTGATTGATGGTATTCGCCTCTTATCTGACTTCTTCAACAAGGGAACATTGAAAATCTGTAGGAATTGCAAACAGCTAATTGAAGATATTCAATCCTATGTATGGGATTCCAAGTCTGCAATGACTGGCGTTGACAAGCCAATGAAGCAAAATGATCATACCATCGATAGCCTACGTTACGCTGTCTACAGTCACTTTTACAACAAGCCCAGTATATCCCTATCAGCCCACGACATTGAACGCGCCTACAACGAAGCAAAGGGCTTAGAAGGTCATTTGCCAGAACCATTCAGAGACATAAGGGAATATTATTGAAAAACATTCGCAAATGCAAGCAATGTGGGCAAGACTTTTTCACAAGCAAGTCATTCAAGACATATTGCTCAAAGCAATGTTTGCAAGACTACGAAAGGGAAATGAGGAAAAGGAAATACTGGGCTAAATGCATCAAGAAAGACAGGGAAATCTCTTGCAAACATTGTGGAAAATTGTTTATAGGAAGGAAGAACCCATTTTGCTCAAAGGAATGTAGATATTTATATTCATGGGTACATGGGAAGTATAAAAATCTAGACTAGGGAGTGATATGGAAGAACAACCAATAGTTCAAGAAGCAAAAGTAGAAGAACAACCATCAGTTGCAGAGATAACATATACTCAAGAGCAGATTGATGGGTGGATTAAGGAAATCCAAAATGGCATCCTAGCCTACTTGAATGATGAAATCAAGAAACGTGAAGGGAAATTACCACTCATATGTGTAATGAATGGTGTTATCTCTGCCTATCTATCAGTGGTTTTGACAACAAAGCCAAAAGATGGGAGGGAAGCATTCTTAGACACAGTACATAACGAAGTTAAGGGTGCATTGAAAAGCAAGGGCGAACTTTAATTATATACTAAGTATATAATTAGCAAACAGGGAGGTTTTATGGAAATGTTTTGTGGTGCTTTGATTTTCTTGCTTTTGTTATTCTTTGTCATTCCCATGCTTATACTTCTAGCTGTTTCTTTTGCTAGCATATGGGGTGTAATTCTGAATGGTGAATGGGAAGCCCCAATTGATTTCATTCCTTGGCTTAGGAGTAAAAAATGATTACCACATGTTCTTGTTGTGGACTAGAAGGTCCTGTAGTTGAGGATAAGCTTCTTGAATTGGATGGGAAGGATATTTGTAACTTTTGTTATTTCATGTATAAGGATGAACTTCGTGAAGGTAAAGTCAAAACCATTAATGGGTTCATAAAACGATTTGAACTCAGAAGTTTTTCTGCTAAATTCAACATGACGGAAGAGCTAACTCAACGAATCCTCGACCGTAAGTTTGAGGCGATGTCATTGGATGAATTGCTTCTTGCTGTCAAGGTATTGCCTAAAATGAATATGTATGACTCTATTTTCCTTATCACCGACTGTTTTACGAGGATTTTCGCTAAGTTTAGAGAGCTGGAAGTTAATTCCCAAAAGTCACAAATGTAACATCTTTTTGTGAAAAATCTTGCTTCCTTTACCACGAGTACTGGAAGGTTGGGGCACGCTTCAATCGCGTAGCCCCCTTTTATTCATCCCTACAGTTCGTATGTAGAATCCTATAGCTCCCGAGCCATAGGACTTTATGTGTGTTTATACATACTCACATCCTGCTTGCCATTGACTCCATTCTTTGATTTGTGTACACTTTCCTATTCATTAGGAGGATTTATGAGAATAATTGCATATCTTAGGGTTAGTTCAGACAAACAAGTAAAAACAGGTTATGGACTTTCTGGACAGCGTACAGCTTGTGAAGAGTATGCCCAACGCAAAGGCTGGGCTATCTCTGAATATTTCATGGACGAAGGAATTAGCGGGAAATTAGGTTTGCATAGACGACCTGGTTTAGACAATGCTCTTAAATCCCTTAAGCGTGGTGACGTTTTGCTTTGTCTTGGCAGGGACCGAATCGCTAGAAGTGTCGAATTGCTTATTGAAATTGGCAAGATCATCAAAAAGAAGAAGGCTAGCCTCATCACCTGCACAGGAATGGGTGAACAAGAAATGAACGCAAGCAATTGGCTTGCAGTAATCATGTGCGACGTGGTAAGTCAGTTTGAGAGAATGAATTGTGGCGAACGTACCCATCGTGCTTTAATGGACAAAAAGTCCAAGGGCTTGGTATATGGGGAGATACCCTATGGCTACAAGAAGGCTGAGGATGGGATACATTTAGAAAAGGATGAATACGAACAGTCTGTGATTGATGAGGTAATCAGGATGAATGATCAAGGCGTTGCACTAAGGAAGATCTGCCCTATCCTGAACGAACGTGGAATCAAGACTAAGAAAGGTGGATTGTGGGCCAAGACTAACT